TTCCTGCGATATTTGAGGATGGGACTCCGTGTTGGCCTGAGTATTGGAGTCTTGAAGATTTGACCGCGGTCCGCGCATCAATACCTCCGAGCAAGTGGAACGCTCAGTATCAGCAAAACCCTACGGGTGAAGAAAACGCTATCATTAAGCGTGAGTGGTGGCGGATATGGGAAAAGGAGAAGGTTCCCCAGTTGGAGTTTGTGATCCAGAGTTACGATACGGCATTTTCTAAGAAACAGACGGCGGATTATTCTGCGATTACGACGTGGGGGGTATTTTATCCCAATGAAGGTGGTAGTGGTCCAAATTTAATTTTGTTGGATAGTGTGAAAGGGCGTTGGGATTTTCCGGAGTTGAAGGAGAAAGCATTAGAGCTTTATAATTTTTGGGAACCTGATACAGTAATAATAGAAGCAAAAGCGAGTGGAACGCCATTGACGCAAGAATTACGTGCGCAGGGTATACCTGTTGTTAATTTTACGCCGAGTCGTGGTAATGACAAGGTAACGAGGGTTCACAGTGTGTCACCTTTGTTTGAAGCTGGCATGGTCTGGGTCCCGGATGAGACTTGGGCTGACGAATTAGTAGAAGAGGTTGCGGCTTTCCCGAACGGAGAGTTTGACGACTTGGTAGATAGTATGACACAAGCCCTTATGCGGTATCGTCAAGGTAATTTTGTGCGTCTTCCAACTGATGACTGGGAAGATGACGAAAACTCTGCTAAAGTGAGTGTGTATTATTAACCCTATGATGGAAGGTCTGCGTATGAACCAAACTGCGGTGAACCTTGGAGCAGGCGGCTTTGTCTCGTATTTCGAGGACGGAGGTGCTGCTGTCATTTTAGACTCGTCCATGGAAAATAATCAAGAGTTTTCTGAGGAACCTGCCTATGTTGAGCAAGGTGTTGGATCGTTTATCGCAGATCAATTTTTTTCTGATCCTCCAGAAGGCACGGAAGGCCTCCCTTTACCTCTTAATGCCTCTACTCAAGACGACATACGAAGTTCTGGTCGCACAAATTCAGAAAATCGAGATGTATATTATCCGGAAGGGCAAACTTTTTTTGAAACGCTTGCGGACGATTATAACTACCCTACTGAAGAATTGTCTGATGGTGTCTACGGTATTGATCCTGTGGATGGTGCAACGCGCCATCAACGTCCGCGTCGCGATATGCCGACTCCTCAAGAACTGGAAGATGTAAGGGCGCACATGCTGGGTTCGGCCATCACGGCCCGCGGCTATGGGCCCGAGACATCTAGGAAAGTCGGCAATGTTAATGAAATGTTCTTTGGTAATCGCGCTCATGCGACCATGGACAAGCGGAACAATGCGGTAGGAATCAATCTTTTTAAGAAAGCTGGCATAGATGCAAGTACGCCGCAACTTACAGAAATGGTAGACAAACGCATCTTTGAACAGTTAAATGTAATTCTAGGTAGGAAACCGGAGGAACAGGGTCCCCCGACTGACAAGCCGCGATGGAGTGAGAATTTCAGGAGTCCCGCAGATGGGCCTGACTTATACTTCCCTCGTGACAACTCAGGTTATTTCTTACCGGATCATTAGGAGCGTTTATGGCTAACGGAAAAACAAATGCGGGTTTGATGGACAGAAACATTCCATCTCAAATGAACATGGATGACATGTCTGCTGAGATTGAACTGGAACTTCCCGACTCACAAAACGACGTTATGGCTATGATTAGGGCCGAAGATGTCGGGGCTATTGAAATCACACCAGAAGAAGACGGTGGGGTTATCATTGATTTTGACCCGAGCGATCAACGGGGCGAGAACCAAGAATTTGATGCAAACCTCGCGGAAGAGATTCCGGACCGTGAGCTGGGGCGCATATCCTCTGAGCTGCTGGGCGAGTTTGATGCTAACAAAGCCAGTCGTCAAGATTGGGAAGAAGCGTATTCCAATGGCCTTGAGCTGTTGGGCTTTAACTATGAAGAGCGCACACAGCCTTTCCGTGGAGCCTCCGGTGTAACGCATCCTTTATTAGCAGAAGCTGCTACACAGTTCCAAGCACAAGCCTTTAATGAATTACTACCTCCTTCTGGCCCTGTCCGCACGGTAGTGATGGGTAAGAGCACTACTAAGAAAGCACAGCAATCGCAGCGCGTTCAGTCGTTCATGAACTACTACATTACGAATGTTATGGAAGAATACACTCCAGACATGGATCAAATGTTGTTCTTTTTGCCGTTAGCGGGCTCTACTTTTAAGAAAACATATTACGATGAGACGCTTGATAGAGCTGTCTCTAAGTTCGTTCCTGCGGAGAACCTAGTTGTTCCGTATGAGACTGCGGACCTTGCTTCATGTCCTAACATTACACAAGTCGTTCGCATGTCGTTAAACGATTTGCGTAAGCGACAGGTAGCGGGACTGTACTTAGATGTTGAAGTAATTCCCTCACAGAAAGAAATGACGTCACTTTCGGGTGAAATGGACCGTCTTGATGGTATGGACGCCAATCAGATCGATTATGACTGCACTATTTTAGAGTGTCATGTTGATTTGGACCTAGAAGGCTACGAAGATATTGACGAAGAAGGCGAGTTTACAGGCATTAAAATCCCTTATATCGTTACTATTTCCGAGGACAACGGGCAGATTCTGTCTATCCGTCGTAACTACCTCGAAGAGGATAGCCTCCGTAAGAAGATCAGTTATTTCACACACTACAAGTTTTTACCCGGCTTCGGCTTTTACGGCCTAGGCTTGATACATACTATTGGTGGTTTGTCCCGGACAGCGACTTCTGCACTTCGACAGTTGATTGATGCAGGTACGCTCTCTAACCTTCCGGCTGGCTTCAAGGCCCGCGGACTACGGATCAGGGATGACGATGAACCTTTACAACCCGGTGAGTTCCGAGATGTGGACGCGCCCGGTGGTGCTATTCGCGACAGCTTAATGCCTTTACCCTTTAAGGGTCCCGACCAAACATTGTTCCAACTACTTGGTTTTGTGGTAGATGCGGCACAACGCTTTGCTACGATCACTGATCTTAAAGTAGGTGATGGTAATCAAGGTGCTGCGGTTGGTACGACCATGGCTATGATGGAGCAGGGCGCACGTGTAATGAGCGCGGTCCATAAACGTTTACATTATGCTATGCGTCAGGAATTTAAGATTCTTGCACGAGTGATGTCTGAAAGTTTGCCCCAAGAGTATCCGTATTCTGTTCCGGGCGGCGATGAAACGATCATGCGTGAGGATTTTGATGACCGTGTTGACGTTGTTCCGGTTAGTAATCCTAATGTATTTAGTCAAGCACAGCGTATTATGCTTGCTCAAACTAAGATGCAGCTCGCGACTCAAGCGCCAGAAATACATAATATTCACGAAGTTTACCGTGATATGTACGAAGCGTTGGGCGTTACCGACATAGATCGCATAATGAAGTCTGTGCCTGCGGAAGAGCCAACACCTATTGATCCCGCACAAGAAAACATTAACTCTTTGGACATGCTTCCGCTTAAAGCCTTTGAAGGTCAAGATCACGAGGCGCATATTAAAGCGCACTTGGTTTTTGGAACAAGTCCTATTGTTGGTGGTATGCCTCCGGTAGCGATGACGCTTCAGAAGCATGTTATGGAACATGTGCAGATTGCAGCGAAGGAACAAGCAGCCGTTGCTTACTTGCAGCAGGTTCAGCAATCCGGTGGTCAACCAGCAGACGAAGAGCAGATGCTTGAAGTCGAGCGTATGACTGCGCAGTTTATTGCAGAAGGCCTCCAAGGCGTGAAAGACCTGTCTGGTGAGATGTCTGGTGCAGGTGCACCTGATCCTCTGGTAGAATTGAAGCAACAAGAAATTCAGGTTAAGGCTGAAGGCGATGCTGCCGACAACGAGATTGACCAAGCCAAGCTTCAGTTAGACGCGCAGAACCAAGAGATGCGGTCTGAGCAATTTGGTGAACGGATTGCGGCTCAAGAACGTCAAACATCGGCTCGAATACAAGCTGCAATGGATAGAGAAATATTGAAACAACAAAATAATCGAGGAGATTCATAATGAAAAATCGAAAAATAAAAGTAAACGGGTCTGCCCCGAGCAACCCACCTAAAGCTGTTGGTTATGCCGACATTAAAGGTCAAGGCCGTGTTCCTTACGGTAAGACTGCGCCCGCCCCTGTGGCAGGTGGCCTTACAGATTTTGCTAACACCCCACGTAAGATGAAGACTCGTGGAACAGGTGCGGCGATCAAAGGCTTGGACTTCATGGGTTACTAAGATGCCGGTGCATAAGGGCAAAGAAAACAAGTCGGTCGTCAGAAATGTGGGGACCGATACAATTAAAACTAAGCGTAAGGTGATAAAGAACCCTAACGGTGGTGCTATTAAGAAGTTTAGTCCTATAGCTAGGCCGCAGCGTTTTGAAGGAGTATTCTAATGGCAGGCTTTGGTGGATTTAACTTTAAACTTCCGGAGGATTTCCAACTCCCCCCAAATTTCCAAGTTCCGGGGGGGATGGTTAATCCTGCTCCTGCTCCTTTACCGCCAATGCCTGCTCCGGTTGCACCGATGCCGATGCCAATGGCAGGCTTTGGTGGATTTAACTTTAAACTTCCGGAGGATTTCCAACTCCCCCCAAATTTCCAAGTTCCGGGGGGGATGGTTAATCCTGCTCCTGTTCCTTTACCGCCAATGCC